GCGCTGACTGCTGCGGTGAAGGCCGAAGCGCCGGGCACGATCACCTATCTGCTGAGCTATTTGCCGACGGTGCTCGATCCGCTCGCGCCAGAGGCCAAGCGCGCAAACATGCCGGTCGGCTGGGCAAAGCCCGCGTTCGATGTGCTTCAGCTCGAAGATTATGATTGGGTGACGGAGGGGCGCGGCGCGCTGACGGTGCAGGGCGTGGCGGCGGCGCAGGCGCGGCTGGGCTATTCTCCGGGCGAGCAGCATTATCTCTCCGGCTTCGTGCTGCGCGGCGAGGATGCGGGCGCGCACTGGCCGCGCATCGAGGAGGCGGCACGAGCGGGGCAGCGTCGCGGGGTCGCGGCGACGTTTATCTGGGCGCTGCCGCAGGTCGCGCGCGATGGCTTCACAACATTTGGGCTGGAAAGGGACGAAGATATGCAGGCCTTTGACGATATCGTGTTTCCGCTCAGCATCGGGCGCGAGGCGAGCGTGACACCAGCCTTTTCGACGCAGACAGTCGAGAGCCTGTCGGGCCATGAGCGGCGGTCGAGCGACTGGGCGGATGCGAGGATGCGTTACGATGCGGGGCCGGGAGTGCGGTCCGAGGCGGACCTTGGCGCGCTGATCGAGTTTTTCAGGGCGCGCAGGGGCGCGGCGCGCGGGTTTCGCTTCAGCGATCCGTTCGACAACAAGAGCGCGCCGTTGGGCGAGGCGGTGAGCGCACTCGACCAGCGGCTCGGCACGGGTGATGGGGTGGCGAGCCAGTTTGCGCTCGCCAAATATTACGGCACCGGGCCGGACGCGCAGCGGCGGCTGATCACGCGGCCGGTGGCGGGCACGATCCGCGTGGCGGTGAACGGTGTCGAGGCGATGAGCGACTGGAGCCATGCGGGCGGCGGGGTGATCGCCTTTGCGAGCGCTCCGGCGGCGGGCGCGGTGCTGACGGCAGGATATCGTTTCGACGTGCCGGTGCGCTTTGCCGAGGACAGGCTGGAGGTGAGCCGGGCGACGTTCGCTGCGGGCGAAGCGCACTCCGTGCCGCTGGTGGAGATCCGCGAATGAGCGCCGATACGATCCTGGCGCAGGAGCTGGTGGCGCTCGCGTTCTGCTGGCGGCTGGAGCGGCGCGACGGGGTGACGATCGGGCTTACCAGCCATGATTGCGACCTGGCGGTGGCGGGCGTGGTCTATAAAGCTGCGCCAGGGCTGGTGCCTTCGGTGATCGGGCGCGGCATCGCGCTGGAGCCCGAAAGCATGGACCTCAAAGGCGCGATTACCAGCGATGCGATCAACGAGAGCGATTTGCGTGCTGGCAAGTGGGATGGGGCAGCGCTGCATCTGCATCTGACAGAGTGGACTGATCCGGGCGCGCTGTGGCTGGAACTGATGCGTGGAGAGCTGGGTGCGATCGAGACGCGCGGGGATGCGTTCTCGGCTGAGCTGGCAGGTCCGGCGGCGGTGTTGCAGGCCCCGGTAGCGCCGGAGACATCGCCGGGATGCCGGGCGCGGCTGGGCGACAAGGCATGCCGCATCGACATGGCGCTGCATCGGCGGGTCGTGCTGATCTCAGGCATGACGGACGAGACGGCGGGGGTGACCGGCGGCGGGCTGACGGCGGGGCGATATGTGTTCGGAACGCTGCGCTGGCTGGAAGGCGCGAACTGCGGGATGACGCGGGATATCGTCGCGAATGATGCGAATGGTGTGACGCTCAGCGATCTCCCTGCGTTTCCGGTGGCGGCAGGCACGCGTGCGCTGCTGACCGAAGGGTGTGACCGGCGGATGGCGACATGTTCGGTGCGCTTTGGCAATGCCGTCAATTTCCGGGGCGAGCCTTATCTGCCGGGGAATGATCTGCTGACGCGATATCCGGGCGCGGCCTGAAAATTTGGCTTGGAGTGGCCTGCAGACGGCGGCTGTCTCCGCTTCCGGTGCTCACGTACCTTAAGTGCGCTGCGTTGAAGCGAGGCGCGTGACTCGCTTCAAGGTTCTCGACAGCCACCATCTTCGGCTCACCCCAAGCCAAATTTCATATTGGTCATGCTGATCGAAGGACAAGGAAATCATGAAAAGACAGGACCGGATCGTGCGCACCGCGCGCGCGCTGATCGGCGTGCCTTTTCGCCTGCACGGGCGAGATGCAAAGGGCGTCGATTGCATCGGGCTGGCGGCACTGGCGCTGGCGGGCGCGGGGCATCGCAACATCGGTGCGCTGACGCCCGGCGGATATAGCGTGCGCGGCGGAACCCTCGCGCGGTTCGTGGAGGGGCTGAGTGCGGCTGGTCTGCGGCCGGTGCGTAAATGCAGGCCGGGGGACATGATCCTCGTGCGCGCGGGCGTGGCGCAATTCCACCTGATGATCGCGACCGGGGAGGGGCATGTTCATGCCCATGCCGGGCTTGGCCGGGTGGTGGAGAAGCCGGGGCAATCGCCCTGGCCGGTAATCGCGAAATTTCGCTGGGGGCGCTAAGAGCATGGCAACCGTAGTTCTGACAGTCGTGGGTACAGTGCTGGGCGGGCCGATCGGCGCAGCTATCGGCGCTGTCGTGGGTCAGGTGATCGACAGCAACGTGCTGTTCGCGCCGAAGGGCAGGGAGGGACCACGCCTGTCCGACCTGCGCCTGCAGACGTCGCGCTATGGCGATCAGATACCCAAGATATTCGGGCGCATGCGGATCGCCGGATCGGTGATCTGGTCGACCGATCTCAATGAGCGGCGGTCGAAGAAGAAGGGCGGCAAGGGGCAGCCGAGCGTCACCTCCTATAGCTATAGCGCGAGCTTCGCCGTGGCACTGTCTTCGCGGCGGGTGGCGGGCGTGGGACGGATATGGGCGGACGGCAACCTGCTGCGTGGTAGCGCGGGCGACTTCAAGACGGCGGTCGGTGCGTTTCGCTTGCATGACGGCGGAGAAAATCAGGCGGTCGATCCCCTGATTGCTGCGGACAAGGGGGCGGCACAGTCATCTGCGCATCGCGGCATCGCTTATGCTGTGTTCGAGGATATGCAGCTTGCCGATTACGGCAACCGCATCCCGTCGCTGACGTTCGAGCTGATCGGCGATGCGGGGGACGTGTCGATCGATGGCATTGCCTCGGAGGTCAGCGGCGGGGTGATCCGGCGCGAAGACTCGGGCGCGCTGCCGGTGGTGAAAGGATATGCGGCGGGCGGCAGCGATGTCGCGGCGTCGCTATCACCGCTGGTCGAGGGGCTGGGGATAGCGATGCGAACCGGTGCGGATGGGCTGAGATTGATGCGCAGCGGAGCGGGCAGCGAGGGAGCGATCGCTTCAGGCCTGATCGGCGCTGCATTCAATGGCAAGGAAGAACGCGGCCTGCGCATCACCCGGACACGCGCAGAGGACGTGCCGGTACGACTTTCCCTGCGCTATTATGATCCGTTGCGCGATTATCAGGCGGGGGTGCAGACTGCCGAGCGGTCCGGCGCGGGGCGCAAGCAGGTGGACCTCGACCTGCCCGCCGTGCTGGATGCGGGCGCGGCGCGCGGGCTTGCTGAGGGGCAATTGCAACGGCTCTGGGCCGGGCGCAGCGGCATCGAGCTGCGTTGCGACTGGCGTGCGCTGGCGATGGAGCCCGGCGCCGTGGTAACGGTCGAGGGGCAATCAGGCCGCTGGCGGATCGAGCACAACGAATGGGAAGGCATTGGCGTCCGTCTGACATTGCGGCAGGTCGGCGGCGGGGGCGTCGTTGCGCCGCCAGCGTCTGCAGGGGAAGGGGTGGCGCAGGTCGATGGCGTACACGGGGCGACGACTTTGATGGTCGCCGATCTGCCACCGCCGCTCGACGATGCTTCTGCTGCGCCGGTGGTGGTGGTCGCTGCTGCTGGTGAGGAAGCGGGATGGCGTGCTGCGGAGATTTTTGTGGAGGATGCGGCGACCGGCGCGCTGGCGTCGATCGGCGGGAGCGCATCGCCTGCTGTCCTGGGCGCGGTGTTTGCGTTACCGCTGGCGGAGGCATCGCCGTATTTGTTCGATCTGCGGTCGGCAGTCGAGGTGGACCTGCTCTCCGATACGATGGAACTGACAGGCGCCGACGACGCAGCGCTGCTACGCGGAGAGAACAGCGCGCTGATCGGCCGTGAGGTGATCCAGTTCGGCCAGGCGACGCAGATTGGGCCGGTGCGATGGCGACTGAATCGTCTGCTGCGCGGTCGGCGCGGTACGGAGTGGGCGATGGCGGCCCATGTGGCCGATGAGCGCTTCCTGTTGCTGGAAGAGGACTGCCTGCTTCAGGTGCCGGGCGGCTATGTGCAGAGTGGCGCGACACTTCGCCTCAATGCGATCGGTATCGGCGATCTCACGCCTGCACAGGCAGAAGATATGGTGCTGGGGCAGGCGGTCACGCCGCTGAGCCCGGCTCATCTTACGGCATCAGCATATGCAGGCGAATGGACGTTACGATGGGTCCGGCGCAGCCGGGCGGGCTGGCGCTGGAGCGACGGTGTCGATGCGCCTCTTGCCGAAGAGACCGAACGTTACCGGATAAACCTGATCCATAGTGGAGCTATTTTTCGCACTGCCGAGGTGAGCGGGCAGGAATGGGTCTGGAGCGCGGCGGCCATCTTGGCGGACGCTCGGAGCGGCACCATCACGGCAGAGGTTCGGCAGATCGGCACCTCCGGCGCAGGGCGACCCGCGTCTATC